TAGGAGATGTCTTTGTAAACCTACGTGGCTCTAGAGGCTATTCTGACCCACCATCATCTATCGGTGGCGTCGTCCCAATGACTACAGTAGGAAGAGGAATTCCAGCTACTGGAAATATTCCATCCGACAATGGTATCTTCAGGACTGATGCAAGTGGAACTGCCTGTGATATCTCGTGGAGAGACAAGCCTGGTCGCATACATCTTTATTTTATGAATAGGGATTCTTCTGGCAAGCAAGTTATCAGTAGAATAATGTCTGACGTAAAGCACGCTGGAAAGCTTGGGGCTGATAAAAACCAAACACTCCAATTCTCATTCTCAGAAATACTCGCACCAACTTCGGGCATCCATAGTTGGGCCCCATCTGACAAGACCTTTGTTGGCGGCAGTGGCTGTTTATTCGCATGGAATAATTTCAAAGCCCTTCACCACCCAGTAGACCAAGGTAGTGGAGTTTTTAAACAAGAAATCGTGGTCACGGCTGGCGCCACAATTTCCGGTGCACTTTCTTCTCTAGTAGTCTGGGACTATGATAAATCAGTTGATTCTCAGTTCTCACTTAGATTACCAGATTATACCGCAGATAGAACAATGGCGACTGGTATTGGAACAAAACTACTTTCCATTGGCGCAATTGGATTTGGTCCAGAAAATGCGTTTGATGGCAAGCTTGGCACGTCAACAAATATCAGTAAGGGTGACGTTCTTACTTTGGGCTTTGACCAAGTATATCCATTTAGTAGGGTTGAATTGGCATGGAGAGCCCCAACTTTCGGAAATAGAGAACTTCCTGCTATAGATATTCAATCTTCATTTGACGGTGTAACCTTTAAAAGTGTTGGCACTATTCCAACTGGTGTTAGTATCGAGCCAGCGAACTTTGCTTCCCCGCAGCCTGTTTATCCAGACAGATTAGTTAAGGCTACATCTGAAGTAGAACTTGGATTCGTTGATAGAACTATTTCTAGTGGCTCATATATTATGCCTTTTGTTGGGAAATTTATTCGCTTGTTGTTTGCTGGTGCGGCGGCAAATGGTAAAACAAACAATGTTCCCGTCTATCAGATAAGACTATACGGTCCATCGCAAACCCCAAATAAGTGGGTGACTAGTGGATTTGAGAAGGATTTAGTTGCGGCCAAGGGAACCGAATCATCTGTGGAAAAATTCGACGGCGTTTTTGAATTCTCCTCACTTCCTCCTGGCTGGCGTGCAACTGGCGATTGGGACTGGTTTGTGCGTGCTAGTGGAAATTTAACCAAACCAAATGGTTTGCCGACCGCTCAGCCAACGCAACTTGGAACGATTCAGTCTGGTATTTTTGTTGGTCAGTCAGTTGGTAATGGAGATGGTTCTGCTCTTAGAACAGCAGAATGGATGTCATTAAATAGTTCTGGTGTTGTGGAAGTCGATATTGATATTGCCATAACCGAAGTGGACTCAAGCGGGGCGCCCGGTAGAAATATTCAATGGGACACTCGTTATCACAAAATTGGCGCTGGCGTTACTATTCCTGCTGGTCCAGAAGACGATGAATTTAATTTTTATGCGGCACCAACAGGTGCGCCGGCTTCTACAAATATGGGTCAAGTAAAGGGGTTCTTTACTCAGGGTCCTTGTTTTGTAGGAACATGTCAATATTTTACAGTGTCCACAGATATTCCACCAGGCAAATGGACACTTCGATGGGTATTCAGAAGAGGGTCGACAGCCAATATAATTCCAATTGCTGGAGATGAAGCTGTAGCCTATATTGATAATGTTCGCGGGCTAGATGGCCCACCACTTACATCAATTTTCGGATACATGAGAGGCGAAAGTTTTGCGACCGGTGTAATTCACGGATATATGAAAAAGGCAAAGTGGTCTTCAGTTGATGTTTATACTAAGGGTTATTTCTGGTTTGAACCTCGACACGGTTTTATGGTCGGACAACCTCATGCCTTCAGTAGTGTTAACGCTTACATGCTTGGAAATAAAGAAGGACAGGTTCTCGGCTACATGCTAGGTGGGTCTGGATTACTTTCTATTCCAACTGGTATCACACATGGATATGTTGCTGTTCAATCTGGAATAACTAAACAGGTCTACGGATATCTTCTAGGGAATAAGCAGGCCCAGATTCTTGGATGGTTATCCGCTGCTAGTGGCTTCCAGCCGCCTTCCGGTATTCATGGCTATATGATGGTTCCTGACATGACCGGAATTATTTATGGCGGTGTAAACATGGGCGTTTCTGGAACACCAAGCGAGCGTGTTCTTGGATTCTTGGCCAATAGAGAGTTTGAGAGCGTTCGTGGTTTTGTTGCGGCACCACCCGGAGCTTTTAGTTCGGTCTTTGGATATATTCCACCACAACCAACCGGTGTGATTCTTGGATACATGCGAGGATTGAGTTCTGCGACAGGAACTATATTCACATTTATGAAGGTTGCCGACGCGGAGAGCGATGTATTTGGATATTTACCTGCTAGTGGGGATGATTTAGTTGGCAGCCAACAGCGAGTTCATGGTTATTTATTTAATGCAGGGGCTTCTGAAGAGGTCTTTGGATATCTAAATGTTCTTCAGTCGGCTCAAGTTTATGGATACATGAAAGGTAATGTTTTTGCATCAGGTAGCGTAAACGCCTGGACAAGTGGAATTGGATTTGAAAACTCAATAATAAACGGTTATATTGCAGGTATTAGTGGAAATGCTAGTGGAAGTATTAATTCATACTTAATCGGTGTCGAAATTCCTTCGAGTGTAATTGACGGATACCTAATTGGTTTTGACGATTGTGTGCCTCATGGAACGGTTCCATTGCCGGCACTACCCGCATTTACAATTCCTACCGGCAATTTCATTAATAACTGTTGAGGTGAAAGATGGCTCTAAATTTTAATGCCGGCGCCCAAATGTTCTACACTAGACCGTCAGACGGAGCAACCTATTGCTTTAGTCCGGTCCCCTTATTGGCTGAGAGCAAAGAGTTTCTAACAACAGGCGATGGCGCCGAGAGACTCGGTATTGTTCACCAAGTTACATTTAATGGATTTTTACTTGCCACTATTCCGGCGCTATCTGGGATTAGCCCTGATGCTTCTTGCCTAGAAGTTCTGGACCGTAAGAGCGACCAGCTTTGCAGCGCTCTCAGTGAAGACTTCGGTAGTCTTTTAATTGTTGACGCTTCTGGATATCCGGTTATTTCTGAGCGTCCAAGAGTTGTAAGTCTGAGCTTTGACGAAAGTCAAATGGTTAGCACACGCCAATATACATTGATTTTCGAATACAACAGCGATTTTAATGATGCGAAAAAGGTAAGAGAGTTTACTGAGACTTGGAATTTTAATCAACTAGACGACGATACTATAGCCGCAACTCATGCTATTAATGCTGTAGGTATAAGCGACCCTATTACTGGAAATACTCCATTCCAAAACGCGCGTGATTTTGTAGTTGCAAGAGTAAGTGGCTCTGCTGGACTGCCAGATAAAACCAACTCTTCTATAATGCGTGTACCGTTCGTCGATGCTTTAATAGATATCGATGGCCTAACTCCCTTTAACCACGTCTTTACCGAAAACGTTGACCTAACAGCTGGCTCCTATGAAATAAATGAAACTTGGGTTTTAGCCTCTGGTGCATTTAAAGACGATAGGACTGTTGAGAAAACCTTCTCTCTTGATGAGACAAATAATCTTGTACAAACTGTAAATATCAATGGGGTCGTCCAAGGATATGGTAATACTACGTTTGACAAGTTTACGAATGCGCTAACTGGGTTTAATACGTTTGTTTCTCCACAAATTGGATTTACTGCTACTTCTGGAATTACAACAAAAAGCACAACCGAGAACAGGTTCGCTGGCTCGGTAACTTATTCATTATCGAGAACTCCAACGGACCCAGACGACCAACTTGAAAGTAGGTCGATTCAAAGGTCGATTGAGCGTCAAGAGGATGGTAGTGTAACTCAGACGGTTTCTACTTCCGCATCTATTAGACAGGGTAGTGCTTCTGGAATTCAACTAGCTATTGATTTTTGTTTTGAAAATAACTTCCCAATTGATTCGGCCGAGCCAATTTTCGCCGCTTCTCTTTCTGGAAACTTAGTTAGCGTAAGTAGTAATAGGGACGAAATCGCCAACTCGTTCTCTTTGACAAAGACGTTCCACGACCAATCAACTGCTCTTTATAGAGAAGAAGTTCAAGTAGACAGACAGGAGTCCTCTGATACTTCTGTAACATCGGTTTCGATTCAGGGAACTGTATTTGGTTTAGGCGTAGAAACTTCAACAAAAGACAATACTAGATTTATTAATGCATCTGGTGCGTTCTTCGGCCCTGGTGGTATTGAAGATTTAATTCCTGGTCGCGTTGCAGCTATTACGCCTACGGGTAGCTGTATTGACAGCACACCAACAACATCCACATTATCCTTTAGTGAGTTTGCTGGAACTATCGTATATGCCAAAACCTTTGAGAGTAGGTTTAAGACCACAAATGAAAATATTCTCAAAGAGGAAATTGAAATTGGTTTTGATGACCCAGCCGAGGTAATTGCCGTTATTCCTATTCCAGCGAAGGCAGATGGACCTATTTTACAGGACCAACAGACAGTAACAGGCAAAACAAAGAATTTGAATATTACGTATACTATGAAGAGAAACACGAGTATGTGTGGCAACACTGTGGTGCCAAATAATCTTTTATTGTCGACAGCTATCGCGGAATCTGATATCTTGGTTGATAATACGCCAACAGCAAATGCCAGGGGAGAAAAGCCGGAATCTACTAAGGTCTTTAAGACACAAGACCAGAAGGGCTGGAACCGCCAAACGTTAGTATTTACAAGACAGATAGTTTGGCAATATCTATAAGGTGAAAGATGACAGCAACAACTCTTGGTTTAACATCGCCAATTAAATACTTAGGTGCATTTGTAAAAGATGTTACGTGTAATCTTGGTTTAGCTCAAGGCCCAAGCACATGCAGTGTTACGTTGGCTGAGGACGAGAACTCTGTGCCACCAGCCACTTTTATTCCACCGGTTCTTGGTACGTTTACAAAACTACAAGTTGGGTCTACCTTTACATTCACTGGCGTTATTACCAAATACGACAGAGACGTAAGGAATATTTCCGGCAGACTAACTAGGGTCAGTATTGCAGATGTTCGTGAAATAATGGCGGGCATTCCATTAATATTGGCTCCCGGATACAGAACTGTTGCTGATTTTATTAAGGCTAGCTCCGAGTGTTCAGTTATCGACGTATACGGCGCGTTCGATTCAGAAGAGTTTGGATTTAATCTATCCGGGTGGAATCAGGCGGGCCTCGCGTATGATAACGTAAGGAAAGCCCTTGAGGGTGGTGCTGTAAATATCCAAGGATTTGCTGGATTCCAAGTTCCCGCTCAGGGTGCAAAAGCGTTTGGGGAAAAATACTTCTTTAACCTAAGTGAAGTTACGCCATTGGTCAATCTAGAATATCGCGCCAATACCAATTTAATTTCTATGGCGGATTTCATTCAAGAGTTGGCCACAAACCATTCATTCGACTGGTATGTAGAAACTAATGGCGATAGTGGCGACGACATCGAGATTATTATTAAGACCATTCCTCGTAAGGTTGATAATATTGATGTTGACCTAAATAATTTCTTGGCCGCTAATTCCGGGAGGGTTATTACGGCCACCAGTGGACTTGAGCTTCGCAACGAAGTCGCATGTTCTGTTCTCCTAGGAGCGCCTGTGGAGCAGATGAGGGTATTTAATATCAATGGTATGGCCAATACAGCGGTTGATTTAACCGAGGTCGGCGGATTCCAGCAGTTCTTTATGACCGAATTAGAAATGAAAGTTGTTCTGGGAACCAAAGGTGCCTGGGAGAAATACGCATTTTTAGTCGACCGAAACTATGGGTTCGATATTGAGTTTCAACCGATTAAAAAACCCCCGCGATTAATTGACCCAAAGAGTGTTATTGGAAAGGTGGCGGCTAAAAGAATCGATGAAAGAAGAGGTTTAATTGACCAAAGAAATAAAAAGAATCTAACAGCATTCGAGAGCAAGGTTGGTCGATTATATGAGATTCTAAAGAGTCACGCCGAAGCTAATTATGGAAAGAGATTCTTGTTTACTGGTGCTATTGATGTAGATTATGTCGATGCAGCTTGGACTGTTGATGTAGTGGCGGGTAATAATGATGCCAATGAATACTTTAGAAATGACGATGGTAAGACTCGCTGTTACGTTGAATTTCAACCTGATGGATTTGGCACAACTGGTGGACAAGCTGGGACAACAGTAACGGTTGTTCAGTCTAATCTAGGGTTGGGCATTGGAGGCGGCTTTGTAACGGGACAAGGTGGAACACAACCTTTACAACTTCAGCTGGGGCCGGTCGATGCTGGTAATAGAAAAATCGAAGAGGATAAGGAAAACTACTTTATTCTTCCAGATGGGAGGATTTTCCTAGCTGGAACCATTGAGGAAAAGCGCAACATCGTTAGATTAAACTCGGGAATTTTTGAAGCCAACTCGCAACTTAGACTTATGGCCGACCTACGGAATCTTAGAGAAACCGAAACCGCACTACAAAATAAATTAGATGACCAAGTCGCAGACCAAAACGCGGCTAAGAAAGTTATCGAACGAGATGCTGATGATAATGCGATAGACCTAGATACAAGAGAACAAAGAAGACTCAAGCAAGTTGTTGGTGCGATTGAAATGTACAACAATATTCATGCGGGAGCATATCAACCAACGAAAGTCCACGTTCCTACTAGGGCGAAATTTAATCGTTACGGTCCCGCCTTCTCAAGCAACATTGTGCCGGCATCTGTGGGTCGTTTAAATATTGACCAGGACGACGGGTTCTCGCCATGGGAGTTTGGCGGCTTCCAATTAATGCTGGACGCCATGCAATTCAGAGTGGACAATAGGAGTTCTGCCGTGAAGGACGTTCAAAGTGCAAACGTGACAATTGAAGGATTCCCGCAATTTAGTATTGGCGATTCTCTTGGTCGCAATAGTAATATTTCGTCAATCAATATCAGTCTTTCCGCGCAAGTCGCAACCACATATCAGCTTCAGAGTTTCCAAAGAAAGTTTGGCGAATTGACAAAGGAGGAGCTTGCAACATTAAGTCTCTTCGCTAGAAGGGGCGGGGCCAGAAATATCCCACAAGATACAGTGGGATTTATTGAGAAATACCGAACGAGAGTAAACACGCAATTTAGCGGTAGAGGAAATAGAAATACATCCGGTCTTTCTGGGGGAGCATTTAGTTTTGAGTGATAACAGAGAAGTTAGAAATGTTGACTGGTTAAAAGGTCTAAACTATCCGCTACAGACTTATGCCTGGAGTGGTATGCAATTGGGCGCATCTCAGGACCTTGCCGAGAGGGGTGGTAAAAGACCAACCGACGCTGCCCCTATGTCTATTACCTCGCAACCTCCAGGCGCGTTTGCGGACACCGATGAAAACTGGATACTTACATACGGCGCATCACACGACTGCGTGTTGGCAATCTTTAATGGCGGCAAATTTAAAACAGCGACAATTGACAATATAGAATTGGCGGAGAATAGCGTTTATCGTCGTTCTATAGGTAATGCTGATTTTCATATCTATGACCTTATTAATATTCCTGGCGCAACTCCAACAATTAGTCCTGGCGTTCAGCAGGTTGACTTTATTGTTGGAAGAGAAACGGCCGAAGAGGCAAGAAGCGATTTCTTTGCAAATATTGATACGGTAGAAGATGCCAGGACCCTCAGTATGAGAGTTCCACTAATGGCGGCTGGATGGGGCAGAACAATTGGAATGCTGCCAACCGACAGTTCTTCTGCGGACCCACGAGATAATGATATAGAACACAAGCTTGCTCGTGAAAGCTGGAAGCTTGGTCCGATAGACTTGAGATGGGACGAGCGTCGTGGAGTATGGGGCGCGTGGAACGACCTTATTGCAGACCAAGAAAAGAAGAATCTTGGCACATTGGTTTTTTCTACAAATCCCGATGTTGCATGTGGATTCCCATTCCTCAAAGGAAGACTTGAGGACACGTGGCACGTTCTCAAGACAGAAACATTTTCAGGAGACGTAGGCGACAGTAGTGACACGGAACAAAGCGCGGAAATTACTACGCACCTAGGTCACATATGGTCTCAGTTTAATCCAGACGAGATTTATAAATATGCCGCTCTATCTTCAACGTTTAAGATTCATCGAGCCGTAAAAGATGCTCCAATAACAACTTGTGGAATGGAAAAGACTCAACGAGCCGAACAGATTGAAATTCTTACGGGAACCTACTTCCATCTTGACGATAATTTTGATGGCCCAATTTGTTTTTCTATAGATGACGTTGGGTCTGACCTTATTGGATGCATGAAGTTCGATGGAGCGCAATGGATTCCTGCTGTTGAATTTGACCCTTGTGTTGATGTTGGATTTGAGCTTGATATCCTGTATCAGAACGATAAGATTTTAGCCGATAAGATTATCGAAGTATGTAAGATGATACTTATATTACTCGGTAAGGCTACTGGTAGTGTTGACCCTGCTAAAGCTAAAGGTGCCGCAGATGCGTCTGAAAAGGCTGCGGACTCAGCAGGTAAAGCAGAGGCTGCTCTGGACGGATTACCTTCTGGTTCTGGTACGGGTGGCGAGTATGTCGCGGGTGATACACTTCAAAGTGGTGGTCAACCTCTAACCGCAGCCGAAGCCTCCGCTCTTAACGACTCTCTTCCGGCTGCATCCGAAGCGTATCAAGACTCTTCTGCCAAACAACAGGAGGCCGCTGATGCTGCTAATGATGCTGCCGACTCCACGACTGCTGCCAATACTGCCGCGCAAGACTTAGGTGAAGCAGTAGGGAAGGCTGATGCGGCTCAAAAGCTAGCGGATAATGCGAATGCAGATTTAGTTGTAAGTCCAAATGACCCTTCAACTATAGAAGCTGCTAGAGACGCAAATAATGCTAATGCTGTGGCTCAAGCGGACAAGAACGCCGAACAGGCCAAGTTTAATGCGGCCAATGAAAAGGCCGATGCAGATGTTCAGACAGCTAAGGCTGCCGATAAAGAAGCTAACGACGCGGCTAAGGACGCCAAAACAAAAGCCGACCAGGTTAAAGAAGATGCCGGCGACAAACTTCCAGCAGAAGTTAAAGACGCGATGGATAAGGCTGATGCTGACGCCGAAGCTGCCAGGAAAGCCAGGGAGAATGCTGGTCTACATGATGTAGACGATGAGAAAGAAGAAGACTGTTGTCCTTGCTGTGATAGAATTGAAGAAGAGCTTGGTAATAGAATTAGTGGTGTAGAATGTAAAAACCAGGCAGATTTGGTTTCAATGGGGCAGGCTGTAGGTGAAACTATTCAGAAGGCATTAAAAGACCTGGCGATGTCTGTTGACAATAGTCTTACAGGTTTAAGAAGTAGCATTAATGACAAGCTTGGTAGTTCTATTCCTGGTTACAACCCAGAGACTGGAACCGGCGGTGTGGAATTCCCTCCAACTGAAATTCCACCTGTTTGTCCTATAGATACTACCGGTGGAGCTAGCCCATGTCCTAAGTCCACAACAACTAAAAAGACTCCTAAGAGAGTCACATCGAAACCTAGAGTTAAGAAGGGACCTGGAAGCGATGCCGGTGACCCAGAGCTTGGTCCTCCAATAGGTGGCGACCCATCCGACGTTCCAATTCCTCCTAAGCCAATGTGTCCTATCATTACGATTAAAGACCCATGTGGTGGATTCTCTACTCACGGTCCGTGCCCAGGTGGTAAGGGTGCTGGAGCACCAGGTGGGAAACCTAAGCCAGGTGCTGGCGACCCAGGAACGCCTGAGGGCGCACCTACCGGTGGCGCGAATCCAAATAATGGTCAGGTTTTTAAACCTACAGGAAAAACCGTGGGTCTCGGTGGTCAGAACACTCCTCTCCCTGGTGGACCATCTAAGTCGTTCAGACCTATCGGAGGAAATTAAAACTTATTAATTCTCTTCTTGACCCGGCCATCCACTGACAGTATACTAGCTACTAGTGGTGGGATGAGGCGTTTGAATGAAGAGGAGCGTTCCGTGGCAAAGAGAAAATCGCGATTTAATTCGCTCTCAACTCCAGGAACAAAACAAGACCTCTCTAACTACTTAGTAGAACTGGCCTTCCTTCGTCAGCAACACGGGCAAAAATTACCGCCAAAGTTCTGGCAACTAGGGAAATATAAATTCCGCTATCGCCGTGAGATTCAGGCTTGCCGCAAACACATTAAAAAATATGGCGAGTCAGTCATCCTATACATTGCTCTCAAAAACTACATTACTTCTTGGACGGACTATGCTAAAATTGAAGTTTTGGCACAAGCTCGCAAAGAAATAGCCGAGAGAATTCGCGCCCCAAAAGACAAGTCCGAAGTTTCTCAGGAGTCAGAGATTCTTGGATTAGACCTTCGTGGTCAAACCAACTCGCGCCCCAAGAAAAAGGGGCTATTTGAAAAGATTGAGGAGATTGAAAATGACTAATTCTACTAAACCCCGCAACGTTCCGTTTGCTCCTAACCTTGAAGAGAAAACAAAGACGGCCCTTCATATGGCCACATATATAGAGGAGCTTGATACGTATCGAAAAAATCGCCACAGGCCAAAGAACAATCTTTATTACATTGCCAAACTAAGCGAAGAGACCGGCGAGTTGGCCGAAGCTGTTCTTGCATACGAAGGTTCACGCAGAAAGATTAAAAAGCTCGCGGCTCAGGGTCATACGCCCATCGACAGGATTAAAGAAGAGCTTGGCGACGTAGTCAATGTTGCTTTTCTCCTAGCAGAACAATTTGATATTCCACTATCTGTTCTTTTAGATACCGGTAGTCAAAAGCTAAAGGCCAAAAGACTAAAGATTTCTGGTCGAGCCGATGGCTAAGAAAAAGACAACCGCTACCGCGCCACTCGGTTCTGGCGAATTCGAGACTATGCGTGAAGACCTACTTAAAAAGTTGGGCGCCAAGGTTGCTTTTGGCGAATCTATTGATGATTCAAAACTAACTTCCATTTCTACCGGCAGTTTTAAATTAGACTGGGCCCTAGGCACACCATTTGTTCAGGGTTCGATTAATGAGATTTATGGCGCAGAGCAAACGGGCAAAGCTCAACCATTAGACGCAAAAGTTTTAACGCCCGACGGTTATATCGAGATGCGCGATATTAAACCAGGAATGTATGTTTGTACGCCTTTTGGTGGTAATGCCGTAGTACGCAGTATTCATCCCCAAGGCGTTATGGATGTTTATAGAGTTATTTTTGATGACAATTCTTCAGTTGAATGTACTCTTAATCATTTATGGCTTACTAGAACATCTAAAGATAGATTGGCATCACAACCTGGAACAGTAAAGACTCTTAAAGAAATCAGAGATACCTTAAAGATTAAAGCGGGAGAAGCGAATAACCATTCTATTGCTAGTAGTAACGTATTTTTTGCAAGTAAAAGTAAATTGCATATTAAGCCCTATTTGTTAGGACTGTTAATTGGTGATGGCTATTTACCAAAAAATGGTTGTATTAAGCTTTCGTCTGAAGATGAAGAAATAGTTGCATTTGCATCCCAGGCTCATGAAAAAACAGAACTTAAAAAAGTATGTGATTACAATTGTGACTATAGATTTACCGGCAAAGATTCTACCCTCAAAAAGGAGTTAAGCGCGCTGGGTCTCTTGGGTAAAAGGTCTTTTGATAAGTTTATTCCAGAACCATACTTGATTACTTCTCACGAAAATAGAATAGCTTTACTACAGGGTCTTATTGATACTGATGGATACGTAGAACAAAATGGCTCCATAGAGTTTTCGACAACTTCGGTTCAGCTTCTTAAAGACACTATGTTTTTAGTGAGGTCTTTAGGTGGAAAGTGCTCCTATAAATCTAGAATGGGAAGATATAGGAAAAATGACCAAGTAATAGAAACTAGAGAGAATTATAGATTAAGAATTAGATTTGCAAATGGGATTAAACCAGCCCGCCTCACAAGAAAAAGAGATAGATTGAATGATGAATACCTACATTGCGATAGGTTCATTAAAGAAGTGGTTTCTGTGGGACGCAAGGAATGTCAGTGCATTTTTATAGATGACCCAAACCACCTCTATATAACTGACAACGTCACGCCTACCCACAATACAACTCTTGCTCTAGAAGCCGCAGCAAACGCTATTAAACAAGGTCGTCCAGTGTTTTTCTTTGACCTTGAGCGTAAGTTAAGAGAAACCTCCCTTAATATGATTAAGGGATTAAGCGGAGATGCGCGTAAATTATTTACGAGAATTCGCCCAGATACTGGAGAGGAAGCTGTTGATTTAGTTCACGACTGTATTATGGATTTTCCTGGATGTTTCATTGTCTTTGATAGTGTGAGCGCTATGATGCCTGAAGTTGAGGGTGCAGAGTCTGCCTCTAAGCAAATGATGGGTAAGGTTGCCAAGCTTTGCTGGACAATGTTGAGGAAGAATCTTGGCCCCACAGAAAGAAATCGCTGTGTCATATTATTTATCTCCCATATTTCCCCCAAGCTGAATCCTTATCAGACTGGCGACAATAAGAAGGGCGGTAAGGCCATAAGTAATCTTGCTTCCCAAGTTATTAAGCTCAAAAGGAATGCGGCAGATATAATTAAAGACACAAAAGGCAATTCGTATGGTCAAAATACTCAATGCGAAGTCATTAAGAATAATATGGCTCGGCCTTTTAGGAAAGTTACTGTCCCTATTATTTGGGGCAAGGGTATTGATAAAGCGTTGGACCTTGCGCAACTTGCAAGAGACCTATGTGTCGTTGAGTATAGCAAAGGATGGTATATCACCGACTATGGGAGCGAGTCCGGTGAAATGAAACGTATGCGCGAAGCACAATTTCTTGATGTCTTGCGTACCGATAAGGAATATCGCCAAACCATTTTGAAGGCAGTGAGAGAACTACTTGAATGAAGTTCTTTGATACTCGTGGTCGTGAACATTCTGTAGATATCCGCCCATCCAGATGGGAGCGCCGCGTTTATGGCGAAGGTCGGGGAAAGTTCCAATCAAAGGTAGGGAATATCCTATCGGAGCTTTACCCCGGCGATGTCATATGTGAGGAGTTTCCCTGTAGTGGCGAAGGGCTCCATTTAGATTTTTTCGTCCCCAGAAAAAAGGTGGCCATTGAGGTCCAGGGTAGACAGCACCACCAGTTCGTTGAGTTTTTTCACGGGGACAAGAGTGGCTTTAAAAAACAACAGCAGCGCGATGCCCGCAAAGATGAGTGGTGCGAATTAAATAGAATTCGGCTTGTAAAAATAGACACCGGGACGAAGGAAGAAAACATAATAAAGCTCATCCTTGACACCTAGGGTCTTCGCCGTATGATTCTACTAGGGAGAGAGTATGGAAAAAATGTGGGAAGATATGGCGCCGTGGGCTTCTAAATTTGCGCTATCTTTGAGAAAATCGCCCGAACAAGACAAGCTGCACTGGGCATTAAATCCCGACTTGGAGGCCGCCAAGCTAGACCTGGATGAAACGGGCCAGCTGCTGTTTATTCTGAGCAGCTATCATTATTCTCTAGCAGCAGAGATGGGGCGAGTTTATGCCAAGATGCGATATAACTCGCAGGATGCTGTGTCTCGGGCAAAACTAAATATTATCAAGCCACATCATGATTCGATTGAACTGAAGATAAGCGTGGTTAAGAAACTATTTGACCGTAAGGTTCGTGAAAATATAAGAGGAAATAATGGATAATCGAGTATTTAATGTAAATGGTAGCGGGATTGAAATGTTAACAAAGACTTTAGAGCTAGCCTTCGTCCAAGACGGCGGCTCAAATGCAAAAGCAAAATATTTTGTGATTGATAAGAAAAAGGGACTAATCTTACTTTGGTATACTGCTGATAGTCAAAAAAAGAAGGTAAGTAAGTTTCTTACTCCACTGACGGCTAGGGCTGTGGCGCCAATAGTTATGGAGTGGCTACAAAGTGATGAAGCCAAAACTATCGAGTTAGAGGATTGGGATAGCAATTGTAACCACGATGGTTCTAACTCCCAAGGTTGGCGTGTTTATTGTGAAGAATGGGGACATATTAGGGGTGAAAATGGCCTGAGTTATAATGGGTCTATTGTAGCCATAACTCCCGCCTTTATGTGGCATGGTAAATAGGAGAAAATATGCTTGAAGCTGTTGGTGCCGAGCGAGCCCTACTCGCTATCATTATGAAGAAGCCGGACTCTATCTTTATCGCTGACGAGATTTTAGACGAAGATGACTTTACAAATAGTGGAAACAAACTAATCTACTCTTTAATGCGCGACATTGTATTTGAAGATGCCAGCGCATCGCTTGACCACTTCATTCTTATTTCTCGTGCAGAAGAGAAAGGGATTAAGGATTTTTTCAAACTTACTCAGAACGGAGACCTTCTCGAAGCTCTTGAGCAAACAAAGAAAAGTATTCAGGAGAAGAGTCTTAATAAATATATTGTGGCGATTAAAAAGGCAACCATTAAAAGGACCTTGCTCTTTACCATTGATGATTTAAAGGACGATATCGAAAATTATGACGGTGGTATCGTAGACTTACGTAATTTTGTTGAAGACGCAATCCTTGGAACCATGAGGAATATCGACTCTGGTGAGAAGGATATTGTCAATCTTGCGACAGATTTCGAAGAAACAATTAATGAATTTGCTGATGACGACGCAACAATAGGGCTTGAGATAGATATGCCCCGTTGGGAAAGAGACTGTGGGCGAGTTCGTAACGGAACAATAACCGGAATGTTTGCTAGGGCCAAAGAAGGAAAGTCCCAGTTTGCCGCCCACTCTATGAAGTGTGTTGGTATTGATGGCTCCGAGCGTCTTGGTAGGCTTCCAGTTTTGTATCTCGATACAGAGATGCAGGCTCGCGACCAACAAATGAGACTATGTTCCATGATGACTGCAATTCCATACCATAGAATTGAGTCTGGTGCGTGGCGTTCTAAACCAGAGGAACTTGAGGCCGTTAAGGCGGCTTTTAAGAAAGTGAAAGACGCCAAGATTTATTACAAAAATATTGCCGGCAAGTCTGTAAGTTATGTGATTCCGGTAATTCGTAAGTTTATTCATAAGTATGTTGGAGGTAGAACCGAAGGGAATACGCCACGCTGTTTAGTTATTTATGATTACATTAAACTTATGACGGCTGCAGACCTTAAGCACGCTCAGGAATACCAGATGTTGGGATTTCTCCTGTCTGCCCTTCACGACTTAGCTAGCGATTTAAACTTCCCCATGATTGCTCTTGGTCAATTAAATAGGGAGGGCCTAAGGTCAGACACTGTTGCGGCCATTGCTGCGTCTGATAGAATCACTCATAATGTTGATTCACTCACATTATTTAGGAAGAAGCGTCCTGAGGAAATTGAAACTGACGGAATCATGAGAGGTAGCCATCTGGTAAAAGTAATTCTTAGCAGAAAGGGCGCCGGCCACGACTACGATGAGTGGGTTAACCTTCATTTTGATAAATTTCGTGGGCACTTCGAAGAGGACAAACGGAACAGCGAAATTAATGAGGCTATCCGTAACTCCAGACCTGTCCAAGATAGATTAAGTGATGACGATACTGCGGAGTTTGGCGACATTAGAGAATGAACAAAATTAAAATCCTTAAAGAAAAAGCCAACGCCAATATACATGAACTCCTAGAGCTTCTAGGGGTTACGTATAAAGACCGCTATGTTTATCTTAATGGTCCATGCCCAATTCATGGTGGTGACAAAAAGAATGGCTGGTCTTGGCATATTAATCGTGGAGTTTGGCAGTGCTATACGGCCCATTGTCATGACGAGCATGATTGCGATATCTTTGGATTAATTCGCGCATTAAAAGATATGACTTTCCGCCAGGCTAAGGCGTGGCTGGAAAAAAATGTAGATTGTTCTTATTCAAAAGAAGAGATGAAGGAGCTAGAGGACCAAAGGTCGAACCGTGAATTTGTTAATCACGCCAAACGTTTCGCGTCCAGAAAAAAGGTCTATGACGTGTCCTGCTTGGACCGACTTATCTATCATGACTATCTAGAGAGGCGCGGGTATAGCCGGAAAATAATCGAGAGATACCATGCAGGGGTGGGTGAACGTAAGAACGGATATATGTCTGATAGACTTATCTTTCCTGTAATTAATATGGCCGGCGAGATTGTTGGTTTTACAGGACGAACTTTATTTGACGACTGGGAAGAGCGCAATATACCCAAGTGGAAGCATAGTTTGGACTTTGACGCTAGTCGTAATTTATTTAATATCAACAATGCCCAGGACAGTATTAGGCAACGTGGCGAGGCGATTATTGTAGAAGGGCCATTTGACGTTCTGAGGCTTGAGGAAGCAGGTGTCCACAATTCTGTGGCGCTACTAGGGAAAATATTACACAACGCCCAAATGACGTTACTCATGGGAATTCCGGCCGACAATATTAAATTTGCGCTAGATGCCGACGCGGCGGGGCGCAGTGGGACACAGAAGGCCATGGAGTTGGCCAAATCATTTTTTGGTGTAAGTACAATTCTTTTACCTGATGGTAAGGATTGTGGTGACCTTTCTATTGAAAAGGTAAGGAGGATTTTTAATTGTGAAAATAAAAAGTGCTGTAAAACATAAGGTCTACGGTATTGACCTCGATGGAGTTTGTTTCGATTTCCTAAATGCATTCCGCGAATGGCTCAATGACGCACTCCATATTCATCTCGAAGAGAGAGAAATTACGTCCTATTACTGGTATAAAAATACCGATGATATTTCAGAAAAAGAATTCTATGAAGAATTTGATAAGTTTGGCGACCAAGGTCACGGTTACCGCCATCTTAAACTTCTCCCTGGGGCTTTGGAGGGGCTAAAGAAAATCCACGCCGCAGGCCATAAGATTTATTACATTACCAATCGCCCGCTGTATGCTTTGGCGGATACTATTTCCTGTCTAGAAGAACACGGATTCCCTCAGCGTGAGAATCTCCATTTTGCTGGTGGACCACAGGGTAAGGGACATAAAGCTCCGCTGATAAAGAAGTTTGGTGTTGATGTGTTTATTGATGACAGTCCAAGAACATTAGTGGAGTTGACGGCTAATACTAGAGCGACTGTTTATTGCAGGAATTACAAATTTAATGAGCATTTAGACGATACATTCTTCACCAGGGTTAATAACTGGGACGAGTTCTTGGCAGCGGAAGATATTTAATGCGGGGTTATAGGTGTAGTCGTTGTGGTTGTAAGGGATGTGTTTGTGGGTCTCCAGTAGATTTAATGACTCCGCAAGTATTAAAGGAGAAGTCGATGCCATTAGATAAACTAGTAGAGCCAACAATATGTTCTAAATGTAATATGCTCTTAATTGGATGTATTTGTGTAATTGAGCCATCTGATGTTACAAATTTAAAAGATACAAATCCCAAAGATGCCGTGGGAATTAAAAAGGGCCCCATTTCAACTGTATCTGGCCCTGTAATGGCAGAGTTGGGCGTAGCCATGCTTGAGGGTGCTCGCAAATATGGCCGGCACAATTATAGGGTGAGTGGCATAAGAGCAAGCGTTTATAGGGATGCTGCATGGAGACATATTGCTAAATGGTGGGCTGGGCAAGACATAGATAAAGATAGTGGATTAAATCATATAACTAAGGCATTAGCCTCCCTCATGGTGCTGCGCGATGCTATGATATTTAATAATTGGACAGATGATAGACCTCCTGCGCTGCCTAATTCTCATGAATTCTGGACCCTTATTGACAAAATGTGTATAGACCTAATTGAAAAACATCCAGAGGCCAAGGAGCCATTTACACAAGTGAAACTAAATGCCGGCGAGTAGAACTTTAGCACCAGCAGGATGTTGGAAACTTCTTAAGAAAAGCTATATAAGCGTAAGGGAAATGTCTTTTAGCTTAGTATATAGATATTGGAAAAATCATTATATTGATTTAAGAGATGTGGTAGATATCGAGTCTAGGGAATTGAAATATCCAAAAGCAATAAAGATAAAGTTAATAGTTAAAGGAGGATTCCCGATTGAAACTTTTATAAGAAAAGGGGAATTTGCAAAATTACTAAAAACATGGATGGTACATCATGAAAATTGCCTTTGATGTTGGCGGAGTCATATCAAAATATCCACAGCAATTTCGACACATGATGATTTCATTAAAGAATAATCCATATAACGAAGTTTTTGTTATTAGCGATATGCATCCTAAAGAAAAAATTATAGATGTGTTAAAATTAAATAACTTTATAGGACACTGTATTGATACAAAAGACGTATATTCAGCAGATTATGCGAAGTATGGAGAGTATTGTAAAGCTAGACTGTGTGAGCAGCTTGGTATAGATATTTTGGTGGATGACTTTGTTGGATATGTAGCCGATGGTAGCCATATCAGATTATTAGTAATGCCTGATAGCACTAAGCCCTATTGGAGTGATAATTGGAAGACAAGTTCTGAGTCAGATTTTGGGCGCCGGTATTGCAAAAACAAGATTGAGAGAAGTTGAGTGATAATTGAACAACCAAGCGCAAAACTTCTATGGATAACTCCCAACGCGGAACAGATGATTGAGTTGAGCGGGCGCACTTGTTATAAGTCGGAAGATAAAATTACGCCAGATTCGGCAATTAAGTTTGTCAAGAAAATAAGAAGCTTACAACATCACTCTGTATTAGAACACGCGGCAGCTTCCTTTAAATTCGTTTGCGATAGAGGTGTAACTCACGAATTGGTTCGTCATAGACTGGCGTCTTATTCTCAAGAATCTACCCGCTATTGCAATTACGGTAAACGTAAATTTGGTGGACAAATTAGAGTTATCGAACCTCCATTTAAACTGGACAAGTCCCAAGAGGAATGGGAGTTTGTTTGTGAGAGAATAGAGGAGGCGTATCTAAGGCTTTTGAAGTGGGGCGAATCTCCTCAGATGGCTCGCTCGGTATTACCAAATTGCCTTAAGACCGAAATCGTTATGACGTGTAACTTTAGAGAGTGGCTCCACGTTTTTGCCTTACGTTCTTCGGAAAATAAAAGGGCTCATCCACAAATTCAAGAAATAATAGATATGGCCAGACACATTTTAATCGAGAAATGTCCCGGAGTATTTAATGGACTGTAGCGCGCTTAGTCCGTCCAGAATTGCGACCACCAAAAATTGTGAGTTTAAGTATTTCCTTCAATACCACATTAGGCTACCAGAAGCTAAGGAGTCTAATATTTATGGGTTAAAGGGAACGGCTGCACATACGGCGCTCGAATTCTACGGGAATCATATTAGGCTTTTGAAGAGTCCCGAATTAGCAGAGGAGCTTAAAGACAAGACTAGCGTGGATTATATTCAAGCTCTTAAGGATTACTATGCCGAGACTAAATTATGGAAAACCGATGACCGTTATGGGACCGACAGGAAAGGAAATCCGAAAGGTTTTCCACATCCTGTTGCGAAGCAATGTGAGATTTGTCCGTGGGCAACGAAGGCTGGATTGTGTTCGATTGTCAATAAGCCCTATGTAAGCGTAGAAGGTTGTCCGCAGCCTAATTTCGAAGATGACCTTTCTTTAGTTCATTGGACTATCGAAGAGGCTGACGAATATCCTGTTTTTACTGAGGGCGAAATAATCGGGTGTGAGGTTGAATTTACGCTTGAGCTTGAGGATGGAGTTATTATTCGTGGGGTTATCGACCTTGTCGTAAAACAAGATGACGATACGCTGGAAATTATCGACTTCAAAAGTGGCAATAAAACATTAGGTTATGACGCCGCGTTGACCGACCCACAGATGAGAATCTATTCTATGGCCGCCAAAATTCTTTGGCCGGAATACGAAACATACATAACGTCACTATTCTACATTCGTAAACGAAAAATGGTCTCCTGCGTATTTGGTGAGCAAGACGATAAAGACACTTTAAAAGCAGTGAAGAGTCATTGGAATAAGATTCGTAATAATAAAAACCCTTACCGTTCACAGCGTTCATTTTGGTTGTGCAATTTTTGTGTTGGACACGATACTTGTGGACAAATTCAGGATAACTATAGAAAGAATGGTAGGTTTATGTTGCCAACAATTCGGTGTGGGTATGGCCAATTTAATCAACGTGGCTATACTAAAGAGGAGCCGTGTTGGGGTGGGTTATCAGCAGAGAGTCCAAAGAAGATTACCGCATCTAATACACATAAGATGACCTACGCTTGTTGTGGTCATATTAATCTTCATAAGGGTGGTGAGTATGAACGAGAACCTGACGGTGGTGCGATTATACGATAATACTTTGATTTGGGCGAAGAAGTCTAAGAAAGGTCGTGGTCGTTTAATAATTTGGAACTATAAACAATCCCGTCAGGGAGAGATTCCGAAGTATGTAGACGACGAAATGAATATTAGTAAGGATGCGATTAGAGTATTTTTCAGGGTGTTACATGGCGGGAAACCAAAGCCGACACCTACCGGGCCGTATAGTCCAAAACCTAACCCCGCAGCATGAGGAAATAAATGAGTAAATATCAGAAGGTGCCGATGGCACACCTACATATACATAGCAACTATAGTGAGCTTGACGCGATTAGTAAAATCCCGGATATTGTTCAGCGTGCTGTGGAATTTAGTTGGAGTTCTATTGCCCTAACTGACCACGGAAATATTGGCGGCGCCCCTATATTTCATACTGAGTGCCGAAAGAAAGGTATTAAGCCAATCCTAGGCTGTGAGTTTTATTTCGTGCCAGATGCCAAACCTCCTAGCGAGGATATGGATAAGGAAACCAAAAAGGCGATTCGTTCCAAGCAGCGTAAAAAGGGTCACGTCACTCTCATGGCCATGAACTATGAGGGCTGGGTCAATTTAATGAAGTTGGTGACGCGCGCCAACAAACAATTTTATTACAGTCCGACCATTGGATTTAATGACCTCCGCGAATTCAGCAATGGAATTATTTGTCTATCCGGCTGCCTTAAGAATCAAATTAATCAGGCCATACTTAATGAAGAATATGGCGCGGCTGTTAAATATGTTCTGAAATATCGGGAGATTTTCGGGGATAGATTTTACCTAGAAGTAATGGATGGTGGGCTTGATGTCCAACTAAAATTAAACTTGATACTTCGCCGTATTGGTAAAAAATATGGGATTAAAGTTGTAGCGACTCAAGACTCCCATTATATCGATAGGAACGACTCTGAGGGACACGAAGCTATTTGGGCCGTTAGAACTATTGGCAAGACCAAAAAGACGTTTGATGTGCCAACAGAGTGTGATATTAAGTGGGCTCGTGGTAGATGTGAAGACGATAAATGTGGCGACCCAACTCACAGACACAACTGTAAGTTGGAAGAATGCCGTATGTATTATTCTACAAAGGAGTATTGGCTAAAGGATGGCCATCACATTCTAAACGAGAACATCATTAACGAATATGGCGAGAGTCGTTTATCGGATATTCTTCAGGGCGAGGTGGAAGAGTCTGCCAAAATTGCAGACAGGATTATGGAGTATGACATTAAGACAGGACTCCATTTGCCCAAATATGCATTTGTTCCAATCGAGATTCAGGAGAAAGTAAAAGATGACCCTGGATATCATTACCTGCGCTTATTGATAGCTGCTGGATATGAGAAGGTCTATGGACCTGTTTCAGAAATGTCCAAGGTTCATCTGGCCCGCCTGAAAAAAGAGTTGGCCGACATCAAGGACGCAGACCTCACGGATTATTTCCTAATTGTCTGGGATATCATTGACTGGGCTCGGCGCCAGGGAATTAAAGTGGGGCCAGGTCGCGGGTCAGCTGCCGGCTCGATGGTTTCGTTCTGTCTTGGTATTACTAAAATTGACCCTCTTAAGTATGGCTTAATTTGGGAGAGATTCTATAACGTAGGACGTAAAGGCTCGCTGGCCGATATTGATTCGGACTTTCCCAAGTCTCGGCGCATGGACGTTGTCAGATATATTGCTGAGCGATTTGGCGAGGACCGAGTTGCCCAAATTGGGACATGGCAAGGGATGAAGTCTAAGGCGGCTCTTAAGGATGCGGCCAAAGTATTGGGTAAATCTGGCGGCATGGAATACGAAGACGCTAACGTTATGACGCGTTTTATTCCAAAGAAACACAATGTGCCGATGAGTATCGCTGATGCGATTGAAGCAAGTGACAAAATCAGGGAGTATTCGGAAAAATACCCACGTCTCTTTAGGGTTGCTCGGAAGCTTGAAGGTTGTCCACGAGGTCGCGGTACCCATGCTGCCGGCGTGGTTATTTCAGATGAGCCATTTGAGAATGGCTTCCCACTTAGGTGGAATACTACCGGTAAGTATTACACTTCTGAGTGGGATATGGAAGTATTAGATGACCTCGGTTATTTAAAAATGGATGCTTTGGGAATCGTAACAATGGATGTATTAGCCGATATCGAGGAGGATATAAATGGATAGTGTAGTAAAGATTGTTTTGACACACAAAGATGCGAAGATTCCCTTTTATGCCAAACCAGGCGACGCTGGTGCTGATGTTTCTTTTGTCTCAAATAAGAAATGGAACCCTAGTGTTTTGCAAGACTTAATATCTACGTACAAGTTTTTCGACGAAAAGAACAATTCTATTATTCCAGTCGCCAATGATTGTATTATTGGACCAGGACTCACAGCTGTTCTTGACCTTGGATTAAAAATCGAGCTGCAGCCTGGTTGGGAAATGCAAGTTCGTTCTAGAAGCGGGATGGCAAAGCGAGGTTTGGTTGTAGCTAATGCTCCGGGAACTATAGATTCAGGCTACAGAGGACCATGTATGGTTTTGTTACATAACAACACAAATAAATGGCGAGTTATTAAACCTGAAACAAGAGTCGCGCAGTTTGTTCTCAAACGTGCTCCTCGCGCCAAGTTTGAGCAAGTAAGTGAGTTGTCCGATTCTGCTAGGGGAGAAGATGGGCTTGGCTCGACTGGAACGAAATAATGGGCAACTTCCTTAAAGACCTTGCCGAGAGCCAGGTGGCTGTCGACGCAGTCCTTGATTATTTAATCGACCGAGGATTTGTCGCCCATGAACTCGAAGGTAAGCGGGAGCAAAAACGTGGCGATATTCGATATTATCCAGAAGGCGACATGGATAAACCTATGGACCTGGAAATTAAATACGACAAAATGAGCAAGAGAACTGGCAATATGTGCTTTGAGGTGGCCAACAATAAAGGTATGACCGGAATCTGTAAGACCAAGGCCGACCGTATTGTTTACGTTTGTCCGTCTACCGACAAGTTTGAGGTTTATTTATTTGACCCAACGACACTCAAAGAATTTCTTTTTAATCCAGCTTCCGATGTCAAGTTCGCCAACGGTGGAGATAAGAAGAGATTCATGCTTGCCCTGGTTAAAAAAACCACTATAATCAGCGAAGGAGTGTGGTGCCAGAGGTGGGAAATTCCAAATGCCTAATTACGCTTATCGCTGTTGTGAATGTAAAAATGTAACCGTTTTAAATCTTCCAATAAGCACTAACCCCAAAAAGACATTTGCTTGTGAATGTGGATATACAATGAAGAGGGTTATTAAATTCATTCCACAAATGCCAGAAAATGTAAATAAGGTATTTGCCGGGGACTGGTATAAAAAGGAATACGGTCATGATTTGGGTGAGGGCTCATTAAATAAAGCGCAGCAAGCTGAAGACCGCAAAACTTTAGAGCGGGAATTTAGAAGAAAGACTGGTCAATAATGGCTAAGGCAAAAGATATACTAATACCATCTATGTCTGGGGAATGGTCGTATATACTTGGTCTTATTTATGCAGACGGCTATATCCATAAAGGTGGGCTTGAGATAAAATTAAAGGAGTCAGACGGCTATATCCTTAAACAGATTGGTGGATGGTTAAAATACAATTTAGAATTAAATCCAAGGTTTGATATCGTTAAAAGAAAAGATGGTTTTAATGGAGAGAATTCTTTACGAATGAGAATTCATTCTGTTAAGTTTGCAAAATTGTTGAATTCTTATGGTTTAAAATCAAACAAATCGTTAACTTTGAAATGGCCAACCAGCGGTCTGTTTATGAAAGACTTTATTAGAGGATATATAGATGGCGACGGCTGTATTTGTAATAGTTCAAATAAGCTTTATACCATTATTCTTGGTTCTTATGACTTTTTGAATGGACTATCTGACTACCTACATAAAACGCTTAGTTTTAATAAGAGAAGTATCCTAAAACACAACAATAGTAAGATATCAAAAATTGCGTATTCTACTACAGATTCTAAAAATCTTTGTGATTGGATATATTCGGCGCCATTAAATTTCTTCTTGGTAAGAAAGCACTCTAAATATCTGAGCTATATCGAGGCTTCCGTATGTTAACAGTGATTACTGGTCCAATGTGGTCTGGCAAAACTTCTAAACTTATCTCTATTGCGAAGTCTAATTTAATCGCTGGCAATAAGATTGCCGTTTACAAACCATCTAATGATGATAGATATTCCGTTGAAGGAATCGCTACTCACGATGGTCGAGAAATACCGGCTGGTATGTTAGATAGGCACAATCCAGATAAGCTTTGGTTTAATGGATTTTACGCCACTAAATATAGTCCAGATAGGGTTTTGTTTTTTGACGAATGTCAGTTCTTTAATACAGACAAATTTTGCTGGCTTATTCGTAAACTTCTAGATAGAGATATTATTTGCGCCGGCCTTGCTAATGATTTCCAAGGATTTCCATTTGGCCCGATGCCCTATCTTCTATCGGTTGCCGATTGTATTGTTTCGCTCAAGGCAGTTTGCGTCAAGTGTAGAAAAATTGATACGGCCACAAGGACATTCAGAACAACCAATGATACGCGCCAGACCGTAGTGGGTGGCGCCGATATGTATGAACCAAGATGCTTTGACTGTTGGAAGAAGGGTATGAAAATAAATGAAACACAAGTTTAAGTGCGGCTGCCAATTCGATAAGCTCGACTTCGACGATATTAATTTAGAGTGCGAGGCCACCTGGGACCTGATTAATTCCGGCTTCACCAGAGGTATTTTTCAGCTAGAAGGGTCTTTAGGCAAGAAGTATTCGAAGGAACTTAAGCCTCGTAATATTGAGGAGCTATCGGATGTTATTAGTTTAATCCGACCAGGCTGTTTGGAGGCTGAGTATCGTGAGAAAGAAGATAAGCCGGGTAAGTATTTCTCAATTACTGAGACCTATCAAGAGGTCAAGCAAGGACGACTTGAACCCGAATATGTCCACGAAACACTAGAGCCAATCTTCGCCCCTACTTGTGGAGTGCCTGTTTATCAAGAACAAATCATGCGTATCTGCACGGACTTCGCGGGATTCTCCCTTGAGGATGCCGATAAAGCTCGTAAGGCTGTGGGTAAGAAAAAGGCCGATGTTATGGCCAAGGTCAAGGTCATGTTTCTTGAAGGAGCGGCTGGTCGTGGACACGACAAAGAGATTGCCGAGGAAATCTTTGGCTGGATTGAAAAGTTTAGTGGATACGGATTTAATAAGTGCGCTAGTGGTGATACAGTATTAAATCGTGGCGCAGCAAACCAGCATTCTTCTGGTCTTTATACTGTTGAGCATCTATATAAGTTAGTTAATGATTACCAATATGCTAAGGATTGTCAGAAAATCCCTTTGCGTAAAAAGCTTCGGAGTAAAGGTTATGGCAAATGTATGGCCGTTTGTGCGGACGGCAGAATTCGTCCTATGCCAATTAAGACAATACACTTTAATGGAAAAAAGAAAATGGTTAGGGTGACCGACAATGGTGGGCGTGGTATTACATGTACACTTGACCATAAATTTATGACTCCAGATGGAACAATGAAGACTATCGGAGAAATAGGAATTGGTGGACAGGTTGTGTGTCACATAGATTCATATGATGACGAGTATATTTACGACCATTGTGTTCATAAAGATAAAGAACGTGGAAATAAAGATGGTTTAATCGATACTACTGGCAGGAAAAACTGGGGGTTTATCGATGGAAACTGGAAGGCATTTGAAAAGATAAAAGAGAAGAATTGGAATATTAATTATTGCCAAATGTGTCTGATGATTCCCAATAGAATTGAGTGGCATCATATAGATGGTGATAGAACAAATAATACAGAGGACAATTTAATTAAACTTTGTGTTTCTTGTCACAAAAAGGAAGATTACAAGCTTGGTAGAAATAAGAGGTTTGATAAAGGACATAAGACTGGAATTGCGACCATTGTAAATATTGAAGAATTTACAGAAGAATACGATACCTATGATGTTGAGATGGACACCCCAGAGCACAACTGGGTAGCCGATGGTTTTGTTGTATCAAATTCTCATGGCGTGTCCTATGCAATTATTGGATATCAAACAGCTTATGCTAAGCGTCATTTCCCGTTGCAATATTTCAAGGCCAAGTTGACTCACTCCGAGGATAAGCAAGATACCAAAGAAGAGGTTCAGGCTTTAGTCCACGAGGCTCGTCTGTTCGACATTAATATTGTGCCACCATGTTTGAAGTTGTTAAATAATGATTTTGCTGTGCAAGACGAAAAAACCATCGCGTTTGGACTTACACACATTCGTGGAATCGGTAAGACTTCTGTGGCCAGCTTAAAGCGTATCTCAAAGTTTACGGAATCTAATGAGCTTCTCCTAAAGTCTTTTGTTAAAGGGAGTAAGGTAAAGAAGAATGTAATGGAGGCGCTGATTAAATCAGGAGCCCTTGATTATCTAGGCGTTAATCGTGTAGAATTGCTTGTTCGCTATAAAATTCTTAGCGGTCTTACTGACCGTGAGCGCGATTTGGTTAGTTCGGAATTTTTTGCCAGAGGTGGTAATGACATTCTAAAAGCCGTCAGACTTCTTATTAAATCTGAGGAGAAGGGCAAAAAACCTAATAAGCCAAGAAAGAAAAAGCTGGCCGAATTAATAGTCGAAGTCATGCAAGACCTCGATGGAAATAGGAAGCGTAAGGCAATTGGTTATGAGAAGTTCTACTTAGGTATCCCACTGAGCGGTAGCGAGCTTGAACTCCACAATAATCCCTATACCAGTTTTAGATGTAGGGACTTCCACCGTCTCAGAAATGGGACAGAGGGCGCTATTGCCGTTATTATTGGTCAAGTTAAACGAATCAAGGATAAGCGTGGAAAGCATATGTGTTTCCTAATGGCTCATGACGACACGTATATGATGGAATGTGTGGTATTTTCCTCCACCTACAAACATTCTTCTTGGATTATTGAAGAGGGTAAACCGGTTTTATTGACCGGGAAAAAGGATGAAAATAATTTCATTGTTCGGAAAATCGAACATCTTTAAATATTCCTTTACCTTGATTTTTTCCAACGTATAATTCTATCACGGGAGCATTCTGGCTCCATTTTTTGAAAAGGGAGAGTATTATGGCACTGTTTTATTTGAACGAAGTAAGGATGATTGGTAGGGCCACAGCCGATGCTAGGCTCAAAGAGCTTAGTCCTACTAGTAAGGTTGCAACGTTTCGGATTGTCTCCAATAGGCAGATTAAGAAACGTGATGGAACTAAAGAGGAAAAGTCAACGTTTGTTGATGTAGAGGTTTGGGGCCAGAGGGCAGACTATGCTGGTGCTTATATTAAAAGAGGCACACCAGTTCTCGTCATGGGTCAGCTTGAGACTGATGAGTGGGAGAAGGATGGGCAGAAGCGTAGTAAGCTGAAGATTTACGGTAGCAGTATTCAGGCTCTGAGAACCGATGGGGGAAACAAGAGCGAAGGGACCGAGGATAAGGCCCAGGGTGAGACCAAAGAGCCCGTAGCCGCAGGCACTGGTAAACAAGACGACTTGCCGTTTTAATATTCGACCCGCAGGGAGGCACGGGGCTACAGGTGTCTCACTTCTAAAGGAGTAGTATGGGCAAATGTAGAATACTAGTCTGTGGGGAGTCTTCATGGCTCTCTACAGGCTTTGCCAAATACAATAGAGAAATTCTGAAAAGACTCCATTCTACCGGCAAGTTTGAAATTGCCGAGATGGGCTCCTATGGAAACGATGGGTCTCCAGAGGCAAAGAAGCTCCCCTGGAAATACTATGGAGTATTGCCCAACAGCCAAAAAGAAAAACAAATATACGATTCAAATCCCCACAATGCATTTGGCGCATATAAAATAAACGCGGTGTTGGCAGATTTTCAACCTGATATCGTATTTGATGCGCGCGACCCTTGGATGACACAACACCTGCAGGACGCTAAGTTTAGGGATTTATTCCGCTTGGTTCTTATGCCGACCGTAGACTCTGCACCCCAGAGGAAGGATTGGATACAAGGATTATTTAGTAAAGCCAATGTAGTAACCACTTATAGTAGATATGGCAAGCGAGTTCTTGAGGCCGAAGGTATTAAAGTTGCAGGCGTGACTAGTCCCGGTATTAATCCAGAGATATTTAAACCGATAAGTCGAGAATATATCCGAGACAAGTATCAAATAAAATCATCCCTACTTATTATTGGTACGGTAATGCGTAACCAAAAGAGAAAGCTTTTCCCCGAGCTTTTCGAGGTCTATTCTAAACTCCGTCGTAAATATAGAATGACCAAGAAAAACAAGAACGACGGCAAAATTGTAAGAATTAATCACAGCGCTCTTTTGTGTCATACCAGCTGGCCCGATAATGGCTGGGATATTCCAGAGCTTCTAGAGAGATATGGTTTAGCGCGCCACGTTATATTCACTTACAAATGCGAGGATTGTAAAGAAGTATTCCACTCATGGTTTATCCCTTGTAACAAACAAGGAATGGGTATCTGCCGAATTTGTGGTAAACAAACCGCGCATATGCCTAATACCCATAGCGGTGTAACTGAAGAACAATTAATCGAGATTTATAACCTCATGGATATCTATGTGCAGCCGGCTATTTGCGAAGGCTGGGGTCTTCCGATTATGGAGGCCAAGGCTTGTGGCGTTCCTGGTCTATATCAGAACTATTCTGCTATGGAAGACCACGTAGAAAATGGCGGCGGCTTACCAATTAAAATTGGGCGCTTTTATACCGAAGCCGAGACCATGGCTATTCGTTCATTACCAGACAACGACGATTTCCTGAAGAAGCTTGAGTTGTTATGTATTAATGCCAAGAAGAGAAAGAAGCTTTCGATTAAAGCAAGAGAATGTGCGGTCAAACTCCACGACTGGGAGGTAACTGCCAAAAAATTTATTAAGCTCTTTGAAGAAATTGAAGCTCTTGATAGAGAAGGCACGTGGAACAGGCGGCCAAAATTTAAGTCTATGACCCATGATAGGCCACCGCAGGGGATGTCCAATGGAGATTTCGTTCATTGGTGTTATACAAATATTCTCGGACGAGTCGCAGACGAGAAGGGTTTTAATGACTGGATGGCTTCGTTAGCTAAGAATGGCAGCAGGGAGTCTGTAGAGCAATTTTTCCGTAACGAAATTGTAGGGCAAAATATCTTTGAAGAGATGAGGTGGAATAATTCTTTGAAGATTCGCGGCCTGCAACCAGAGCAAGCTTCTGAACAAAAAACCAATACTATGCCTGGAGTTCTTGTATGATGGCTACACTAACATCGCGCGGACTGCTAGATAGAAAGAAAATGTTATCCAATATTAATCACGCCAAAATTCTTTATATTGGGCCGCTGAGAGATTTCTCCGGCTACGCGCACGCGGCGCGGGACTACGTTTCTTCTCTAGATGCTCTTGGTCTTAATCTGGTAACACGCGATGTTATTTACGACGGAGGAACCTATGATAGAACACCAAGAGAAGACAAGTTGGCGAATGAAGATGTTCAAGGTGTCGATATCGTTATTCAACATACTACACCAAATGAAACGGAGCGCAAAGAGAACGTATTCAACGTCAATATCTTTTGTTGGGAGACTGATACAATCCCGCCGGAATGGGTAAATGAACTTAACAAAATGGACCTTGTCATTGTATCGTGTGACGAGAATGTTAAAGCGTGTAAGCGTTCTGGTGTAATCGTTCCTGTTGAAAAGGTACACTTTGCGACCGATATCCAGAAATACAAGAAGGAGATTAAACCGTTTGATATGCCTGGATTATCGAACCGGTTTAAGTTTTTGGCAATCTGTCAGTATTCTAAGAAGAAGGGTGTCGACCCACTGCTAAAAGCATATCTAAGCGAGTTTGGTCCAGAAGAAAACGTTGTTCTTATTCTCAAAACATACGTCGGACCACAGGACGGACCGGAACAAAAGGAGCGCGTCCAACATATTATTAAAGCCATGAAGGCTATTCTTAGGCTAAACAATTATCCGCCAATCCATTTAATCCACGAAATTATGAGTGATGAGGATATAGCTCGTCTATACAAAACCGCCAATTGTTATGCACTACCCTCAAGGGGCGAGGGTTGGTCAATCCCACACTTTGATGCGTTGGGACATGGGCTTCCCGCTATCGCAACAAACTGGGCCGGACCAACAGAATTTATTACGCCTGAGTGCGGATGGCTGGTTCCATATAACATGAGTCCGGTTTGTGATATGCCACATCCATTCCCATACCTCTATACGGCTAGGGAAAACTGGGCAGAGCCGCATGTAAACGAGCTTAAGGCAGCAATGCGGGAGGCTTATAGTCTATGGGCCGTATCTAAATCTACTGAAATAGAAACTAAATGGAACAAAATGGTCGCCGCCGCTCGTCATAGGGTTGGGGATTTTTCCCACGAAAAGATTGGGCCTCAGTTGCGCGACGTAATTGGCAGATACTATATCAAGTGGAAGACTGCTAGGGGGAATTGATGTTTGTAAATCTAATTGCGCCAATAAATAATTTGGGCTATGGCGTCACCGGGTTTAATGTTCTGAAGGCCCTCCATAAGGCTGGTCACCAAGTAAGTCTGTTTCCAGTCAATAACCCTCTTCAGGACAGGGACTTAGAGCCATACCTTAAAGACATCGAGATAATTAAAACAAGCCTGGCAAACGCAAAACTCTATGACCCCACCGCGCCTTGCGTTAGGATTTGGCACCAACATGAACTGGATAAATTCGTCGGTAAGGGCGAGCGAATTGGGTGGCCTATTTTTGAATTGAATAAGTTCAAAGACCAGGAACTCCACCAACTTAATAGCGTGGACCGTCTATTTGTATGTTCCGAATGGGCCAAGACCATTTGTCAAGAAAACGGTGTGAATGTTCCAATCGATGTGATTCCTTTAGGCGTGGACCCCGAGGTATTTTTCGTTGATTCGGATGCCAGAAAAAATCGCCCGTATTGGACCAAAGACACAACTGTATTCTTAAATGTCGGTAAGTGGGAAGTTCGTAAAGGTCACAACGAACTATGCGAAGCATTCTCCAAAGCATTTACTAAAGACGACGACGTCAAACTATGGATGATGAACACAAACGATTTTATCGGCCCGAAGGGCAATGAGACATGGAAGCGCAAGTATATTTCCAGCGAACTGGGCATGAAGGTAGACCTCCTTCCGCGTATGAAAACTCAGGAACAAATGCGCCAGGTATTTAATCACGTAGACTTTGGCGTGTTTCCCGCTCATGCAGAAGGGTGGAACTTAGAAGTTATTGAACTTATGGCCTGTGGTGTGCCGTCAATAGTAACGAATTATTCCGGTCACACCGAGTTTTGTAACAGGATAAATTCCTTCCTAGTAGAACCCAAAGGAATGGAGCCGGCTAAGGATGGAGTTTGGTTCCACGGTGAAGGTGAGTGGTGCACTTATAGTGTGGATGACCTTGTGGATAAAATGCGTGAGGCTCATGGTTTGAAACAAACTGAAGTTAATAACCTTAAGCCAGATGTTGAACCTGTATATAGCGGCGCTCTAGGTCGCAGAATACATGAGTGCAATATAACGGCTAAAAAATTCACTTGGGAAAATTCTGTTAAGAAAATAGTAGAAGTGTTATGAAGTATATAGTGAACTATGTAGATGGAGTAACTGAAGAAATAATTGCGGATGCGGATACAATTATTCATGGCGTAATGATATTTACTGGTGAAGGTCCTAGTATGGTTATTCCTCTTCACAACATTAGAATGGTTACGGTATTCGAGGAAGAATGAATCAGCCACAACAGCAAAAACAAATGGTGGGAATTCTGGCCGAGGTTAATCATACCGGGCCCCAGACTAAGCTTGTCAAGTGTTTAGCCGTGCACAACGAGGAGGATTGGGTTGCTTACAATTTGGCTAACTGCTACGAGGAGTTCGACATTATTAGAATTGTCGAAGGGGCTGTTCAGGGGCGCCCTGGAAGCACAAATGACGGCCATTCGACAGACAGAACGCTTGAAATTATTAAAGCCTTCCCAGACCCTGACTCTAAAATTGAGCTATATACCGGAAACAGGTTTTTCAAGTCATTGGAAGAACAAAAACAAACATTCTTAGACTATGCAAATGATGGTGAGTGGTTATTCATTATTGATTGTGACGAGTTCTACATGGAAGGCGAGATTGACCGTGTTAGGAAAGCTATTGCTAAACGTCCTACCGCTTCGGAGATTGTTCCGACGTTCCTCCACTTCTATAGAGACTTCTACCACATTAAAGCTCCCCATCCAGAGTGGCAACCACAACACCAAAGAATCATCAGATATAGGCCGGGTCTCAGGTATCACACACATCCGGTGGCTACGGACGGACAAGGGCAATGTACGTATTTCACAGGAGGATATCAGCCACACCGCTTCACAATTCCCGGTCTCTGGATATACCACTACGGTCATGCTAAGGGGAAAGAATTCCACAAGATGAAGAAAGAATTTTATCAGGGTGAACTCGAAAAGTTTAAACTCTCTGATGGAACTAACGCTTCTGATAAGTTTGACGAGAAGTTTGTGGAGTTTATGGAGGGGACCGAACCACACGATACTATTTTGGAATTTAATAACTCGCATCCGGCGGCACTAGGGGACCATCCACAAATAGGGAAGATTGACCCGCTCTATGATATAGACGAGGAGCAGAAGCTCAATCATGAACAGGTTCCAAAGTTTGTCAATTGGAAAGACAACTTTGTCTACGCCGCAGATGCACTACCAACAATCGCTCTATTCATGATGGGTCCTTGGAAGAAGACCAAGTCTTTTTACAACGTAATTAAGGTATGACATACATGTATACAGAGTCGGAGCAACTTCATGGATAATAGATTAAGGCGCGCTATGCTTGCGTTTAAAGCTATGCCTTGTCCAGATAATGCGATGAGGTGGGCAAGTCTGGCTGCTAGAATAGATAGTATTGGTACAAGTGGTAAGAAAATATTGGATTTAAAAAAACATCTTAATCATACGTATAGAAGGCTTATTAGTGGACTAAAGTCCTTTAATCTTTCAGAAGATTCTTCAACAGAAGAGCTTTTGGTAATTGAGCCTTCTGATATACTTTCCATGAAAAGCGTTGGAAGTGTAACCCAAGAACGTTTATTTAGAGGACTTATTCTTGAAGGATTTACTATTCCTGATTCTTGGGACAGAGTTATAACAGCTATGCAGGGTTATTCTAATTCACTCCGAAGAGCAAGAGAATATTGTAAGAGGTATCATGCGCGAAATTAATATAGATGAAAAAATTCCCTCAATATCAATTACCGTTCCCGTATATAATGGTGAGAAATATCTCCAACAAACTTTGAATTCGCTTATTAATCAAACCCATAAGGGCGCCGAGATTATCATTATCGACGATGGCTCAACTGACAATACCAAACAAATCGTAGACCAATTCAGTTTCCACCGTAACCTTCGATACTACAAAAAGGAAAACGGTGGAACCGGCAGTGCTATTAATTTAGGTCATGCGCTTAGTCGTGGTAAATACCTTACTTGGTGTAGTGCCGACAACATCTACTTCGATAGGTTTATCGAATGTTTTACTAAAGCATTTGAGCAGGTAGAAAAAGAAGGGGCGCCAATCGGATTAATTTATTCAGACTTCGTCTTTATGAATGAGCGTGGTCAGGTTCTTTCGAATATTACCCATGATGCCCCACAACAAGGACCAGACCTCGTTCACGGATATGACGTGGGAATGTCCTTTATGTACAAGAAAGATTTATGGATTAAGACTGGGCCATATTGGCCTAGAATTTGTGAGGATTTCCACTGGGTAGTTCGCGCCGCGCAACATTGCACGTTTGGTTTGATTAAAAATCCCCTCGCCGCCTTTAGGGTTCACGGTGGCCAAATTACAGGAAGCAGTAAGGTCGAAGAGGCTAAAGCCGCTGACGATTGTAAGGCTCTCGCGCGCCACATTTATCTAGGCGAAGAGGCGCCCCAGAATAATGAGGATTACGAGATTGGCCCCGTCCCCGGCTGGACCGATGGGAATTTTGTAGGGCTCGCCGGATGGCCTGAGGAATAAATGTTAGCTATTGCGCCAAAGCCGACCATCCTGGCTACTAGAGAGAAAATGAAAATAAACGTTGTTACGGTCAAGAGCGGCTGGATTCTCTCAAAAATTGCCGAGCGTATCGTAATGAATGCGCCGCCAGACGTAGAGATGGAACTAACTTATTCCCCTAGAAGAGGTGAGAACAACTTCTATGTGGACGTAACTAACTGTTATCGTGGACGAAGTGGCGGCAAGGACGTTGGTTTATTTACTCATGTTCATGAGAACGACAACGAAAATATTAAATTCTGGTGGCATACTCTAGACCACATTATTCATATGAGTAGGCGCTCATATAGTCTTTTCTTATGTGACTATAGATACGACCAATTTAAACCACCTATGACATGTAAAATGCCAGGGGAAATTCCCGAAGGCTTCGAATACACAAAACCAACAATTGGAATATTTCAGCGAGGCAAGCACGAGGGTAAGGGCCACGGTGTAATGCACTGCGTTATAGATTCTCCAATCGCAACATCCTACAAATGGCTATTTATTGGTAGTGGCTGGGGTGACGTAGTAATAAAACTAAAAGGTAAAGCGGACGTCCGATGTATACAAGATTCGGAGTGTAATTATCCACAGGATTATTTGGCCGAATACAACAATATAGATTATCTTCTAATTCCTTCTAAATGGGAGGGTGGCCCAATGAGCCTTATAGAGGCGGCTGCTTTGGGCATACCAATTATTGCTAGTAGGGTTGGTTGGGTAGAGAATGAAATTCCTGTAGATTATCCATTTGACGACGTAGAGGATTTAATCGAGACCTTAGCTACAATTGTTTATAGGCGAGAATCTGCCAGGAAAATAGTTGAAAAATTGTCTTATGCCGATTATGCTTTATATGTCGCGGATATCTTCCGGGGGATTAAGTGAAGT